CGCATATACCCTGCGGCACTTGTCCACATCATCGTAACGGCAAAGTCCATCTGCCTGCATAATTTTCGCGGCAATCTTTACTGCCCGAGCTTCCACGGTTTCAGTTTTCATTTTCCGGTGCATCCTCCATCCCGATCTGCTCCGCGTCCGGCTCCTCGGTCTCCTGGGCCGCAAACTCGCCCCGCGCCCGCTCGCGGTAAAACTGCTCGGTGCATAGCGCCTGAAACTCCGACAGGTCTGCCAGATACTTTTCGGTCACAATCCGCACCGGCATGATTGCCGCCAGCGCCTCGAACCCGTCATGCACCACCAAATACCGCTGGCCGCTCTCCATTTTTCTGACCGTGTACCTGATGTAGTCGCTTTCCTTGATCTGCTCCGCCAGGGGAGAGAGCATCGCCTCGCGGTAAAAAATCAGCTCACCATCATCCATGCTCCGGCGGCAATCGCACCAAAGCCCATCCGGCGCTGCCATCACTTTCAGTTTTTCGGTGTCCTGCTCGCCGTCCGCATAGTCAGAAAGGTTCATCCCAAAGATGCTTTTAACTGTGCCCTCCCAGCGCTCGTCAAAATGAACTTTCTCCCATGCCTTTTCCGGCATATCCAGAACCGTGCGCACCTGTTCTTCTCCCACCATGTCCGGCAGCTCGGTTGCTCGGAAGATTGCCGATCTGGTTCCCAGCCAAATCCCGCTATCTTCCACATGGGCGACCATGCAATATCCGCCGCCCTTGACCAGCTTCACATACTTTGACAGCTTCATGTCTGCCCCTCCTTATCCAAACAGGTACAGAATACAGAGTTTCAGCAGTGCAGGCCCGGCCAGAATAAGGGCTGCGGCCCAAGTTACCGTCACCGCTAAGAACAACGCAGCAGACAAGATTTCAAAAAACTTTTTCATGCTTGCCCCTTTCTCACTCCAACAGTCACATACGCGTTACCTTTGCTGTTCAGCTCCATGTCCACCGGAGCCTTGCAATTCAGGCAGGTGTGGGTGATGGTCTGTGCCGTGACATTGGTTTTGTATCGGAAGCTCTTTCCGCATTTGCAGTGCATGAACAGCGGGCGCAAATTTTCCAGCGGGGTTTCATGCCCACAGGAACACTTAAATCCGTAGGTCTCCCGCTTTGCGCAGAACGCTTTGACCGCTCCGCACTCCTCGCACTCGATCAGCAAGAACCCCTTATACGGCCCCTGTCCATCGTCCGCCGCCGGTGTAGCCCAGCTATCACGGCTCCCAAACATCCGCTCGACCCGGCTCATTCTCTGGCCCGGCATTTCCTGCGGCTGTCTGCTCTCGGTCATGCCCGCCCGCTCTCCGGTGCTTCCGTATCCGCCCCGGTTTTCGTTTCCCAGGCTCTCCACCTGCACAAACTCAACAGGCGGCGCTTTCTCCACAAGCCGGAACTGACAAATGCGTGTCCCCTTCGGAATGGTTGTCCCGTCCTTGCGCAGGCACACCGCCGGGAAGCCCCACACATCCCCGTCGCCGCAGTAATCGTTCTCGATCACACCCATGCTGTTGGCAAGCAGGATGCCCCACTTCCCGAATGTGGACGACCTCGGCACGATATGGGCATAGTAGCCCGCCGGAATTTCAATAGAAATGCCCAGGGAAATGATCTTGTACTCCAGAAAGCTCAGTGTGGTGTCCTCTGCTGTGCAAAGGTCAATCCATTCTCCGTGAGCCTCCGGCAAGGCGTTTCCATGGGCGTTAATTCTCACTTTCATATTCAGTTCCTCCGATCATCTCAAATCACTTGCAACCAGGTTGCAAAACTCTTTCGGCTTCACTGCCGGGCCGTCTCCTGGTTTTGCCACCATGACCGACGCGCCGGTGATCTCCGACCAGTCGCAGCCCCAGTATTCCGCCGCATTCATCAAGGCCGCAAGGTTGGAGCTGTGCGGCACCACCACAGACCCGTACTTAGGATGGGTGACACAGGCCCGGCCTTTTGCGTTCCAGCGGTTTTCCCGCTCTCTTTCGATTGCCCGCCGGTGGATGGCCTCTCGTTCCTCGGTCATTCCACTTCTCCCCGTTCCCGCATCCGGCGCAGCCACTCTGCATTTTCCTCCTGGCCGTAGAACGCATGGCCCAGCCATCCGCCCAGTACCATCAACGCCAGCCCGGCGGCCCCGGTCATGACAATCACGGAAATTTCCTCAGTTCCTCCCGCACAGAGAAGCAGCAGAAATCCCAGCATACCAACGCCCGCCCCGATGTTCTCCCTAATCCTGTTCAGCCTGCGTCGCTTTGCCGCATACGCCTCCCGGCGCTCCCGCTCCAGCTTGCGGCAGCCCAGCTCCAGGCCGTATCCCTCCTTAGAATAGTAATTGACCGTCACGCAGTTCCGGCCCCGTTTGATTTCGCAGTATGCGGCTTTCATATATGTACCCCTCTCCCTGGTCAGGCTCTCGCCGTTCTTCTCTGGCGGTAATTTTCAAGAAGTCTCTGCTGCGCCAGCTCCGCGCTATACCCAAACCGCCCGTTTTCGTCCATCTCTCCGGTGTCTCCGCGCTTCAACTCGTTGTACACAGTGGAGCGATGGACTTTCAGCTTCGTTGCGATCTCCGCCGCCCCGAACCCTTTTCCATACAATCTTTCAAGTTCCATGCGGTCTTTCAGCATGAGATGCCTTTTACTCAACCTGCCCACCTCCTTTTCTGCTGGCTTTTTGACAAAAAAATAAATGCGGGAAAACTCTTGTCGAGTTCTCTCGCATTTATTCTAATTATTCAGCCGCCGCGCAAAATTCTTTTTCAGCAGCCTGACTTTTTACACATCCGGCCAACGGTGGATCTGGCGCAGATGCAAAACCAGACCAAACTCACCGGAGATGGTTTCGGAAAGCGGGAACGCCCACCAGGTCCACCCCAGCCCCAGACGGGACAACAGCCAGAAAATGGGGATCAGTCAGATGATTTCCCGCATAACAGAGATTGCCACGCTGACCTTTGCCGCACCGATTGCCTGGAAAAATACCGGCGTAATAAGGGAAAGCACCGCCGAGAAAAAGCTGAGCCCAATAATGCGGGGAATATCAAGGATGGATTTTGAGCGTATTTGAGGCGTAAGGCAACACCGCACAATTCCCGCCTTACGGCTTAAGCACCGCTCCGGCGGCTG